GTTTTAGTTAAAATCAACTTAAAACCAAGAGGAGACATGTAGTTCCTGTTGGCTATTTGTTTGTCAAAGGGTGATACTGAATCAGTCATTTACTTTTTTGCAATTTTTTGATTCTTTTAACATAAAGAATCTCAGCGTGTGAGTATAAAATTGGATTTTTCTTTGATCTTTTGATAATAAGTTTTGCAGCTTCTTTATCGTCCATGTTACTATTTAGACACAAAAAAAGAGACCCTTTCGGGTCTCTGTAAAAAATATGCAATATGACTTACATAAGGTTTGTAACAGATACTCTTCTGTAGTAACGGTTTGCGTTAACAGTAAGTGTTCCTGATCCTTGTGTTGTACCCTGTGAGAATGGGTTCTCAACCATTCCGTAACGAGTCTTAAAGCCAATTTTTGGTTGGAATGTATCCTGACCAACGGCTCTAACCATCTGTAGTGGAACGTAAGGACAATAGAATAGACCAGCATCGTAAGGTGAAGTACCTTTGTATCCGATAACATAGTACTGAGTTGCAGCACTGTTTGCAGCGAATGGGTCGATGTACACTCTGTACTTACCGTTGATAACACCAGCAAATGTATTACCTGTGTCGTCTACGTTTAAGTTAACATTAAGTGCAGGGGTGTAATCTAGAACACCAGCCATTGTTAGTGCAGAAGCAACGTCAGCAGAGCAAAGGATGATGTTACCCTTTCCACGACGAGTTCTTTGTGCAATAGCGTTTGCATCTCTTTCAATCTGGAATAATAGTCCCTTGAATTTTTCAACTGACCATCTTCCGTTTGAGTCAGTGTCTAAGTCAAATGTACCAGCAGTTGCTGTGTTGACCTGAGCACCTGTCTCAGCAGTTTTGTAGATAGTTCTAATAACTTCTCTGTTGATTTCAGCAAGAATTTCAGTTGATAGAATGTTTGCTAACTCAGCCTCAGCGTTCAATCCGTGGATTGCCTTAAGGTCTTGAGCTAATTCTAAACTGTACTGTGCTTTTAGAGCTCTTGACTTCGCAGTCACAGTAACTTTCTCGATTGAGAAAGCCATCTCGTTGAAAGTCTTACTTGAATCTCCGAGATCTTCTGCGTCGTCTGTACGCATACCTTGACCAACATCATATGCAACTTGTTTTGCATCTGTTGAAGGGTTAAGAGCGCCTGGGTTAGTACCTGACTGAGCAGTTGTACCTAAACCAGTTGTAACAGATGTGAATCCGTCTGTAAGAGTATTCTCTTGGTTCTGTCCAGAGAATGCTGAATCTGGTTCGTTGAATAATGCCTCTGTTCCAAGCATGTTGTTAGCATTTGTGCCATCAACAAATCTGGATCTCATTGCGAAAATAAGTCCTGTTGGAGCGTTCATTGGTTGAACACCAGCAAGGTCATATGCCACCAAGTTAGGCATAGATCTTCTAATCAATGAGATTAGAACAGGGTCAAAACCAGCAACAGGGCCAGTTGCTGTTGCACCACCAGAGAAACCAGCGTTAGCGCCAGTATTTGTATTCACTGTTGGAGCTTCTGAGAGGAATGATCTTTCCTCATTTAAAAATCTTTCTTGGTTCTCAAGCAAGACAGCAGTAACCGCTTTACGATGATTGTCCTTGATTTCATCAATTCCATCATGTTCTAGAAGGGGCTTCCACTTCTCTTGCAATTGTTCTGCGTTGCCAAACATTTGCGTTTTACCTAATAAGTTTACGTTTGATTAATTAACAAGTTGAGATTCACTTTTTAGTGGCATGGGATAGTGCCTGGATGTATGCCGCCATACTACCAGAAACATCTGGTGATGCAGCGCTTTCGTTTAACACTTCCGAGTCACTTCTTTTTGGAGCAGCCTTAAAGTATGACTCTTTTAGAGTCTCAAGCTTTTCCTTATAAGATTCTTCACTTTCAAACTCAACACCTTCGGCAAGTGAAGCGAGCTTTTCCTTCTGAGTACTTGATAAGCCTTCAGAAACATCGGAAAGGATATTACCACCTGTTGCCTCGGAGAGACTCTTAGTGATAGATATATTTTTCTCGATTTGCTCGTTGAGTTTTGATTCCATTTCGTCAAGTTTGTCTACCATATTCTCAACGACATCATATTTATCTTCAGGGATTGATACATAATGATCTTCAAATAGACCTCTCATTCCTTCGAGGAATGATTCAGTCATTTCGGTTCTAATTCCACGCTCTACTTGTAGTGCGTTTTCTTGTAACCACTCGTCTGCGACGTACTCTAAGTAAGAGTCAACACGCTCAACGAGTTCTTCTTTCATGCCTTCGACCTCTTCTACGAGCTTTGCTTCGTAGTGAGCTTCCATGGCCTCTCTAAGTTCGGTAACTTTAGACTTTAGAGCAGCCTCGAAAATTGTCTTAGCTTTCTCTCTAAACTCTTCGGAGAGTTCCTGACCACCGAGAAGTGCATTAACATCGTCATCGATGTCTACTTCATCAGTGATTTCGGGAAGTTCTGTAACTTCCTCTTCCTCAGCGACTACTTCTTCTTCAGAAGTTTGGTCTTCTGCAACTACTTCTTCTTCAGTTTCTGCTTCTTCCATTTTTGGAGCTTTAGGAGCTTCTGATTTAGCCATAACACCTTTTACTGATTTTAAATTTGCTGCATATGAACCTTCACCAGCTGGATCCTTTAATTTATTAGAATCGTCTGTTGGTGAATTATTTTCTGGAGTTGGGCCACCGAGGTCTTCATAACTCACGCCTGCCATGGTTTGCATTGGCTCAGCTGGTTTTGCACCCTTGGTTACGGCGTTCTCCATTTCTTGTAAATTTTTCCCACGGGACATTTGAACTCTCCGAATTACCTTTTGTATAATCTGTTTTTATTTATATATTTAAAGATTTGCTAAGAAATCTTCAAAGACGTTTAATTTTTGTTCGTCTAATTTTCTTTGATCAACTAAAGTGTTAATCTGTTTGTAAGTCTTTGATGCAAGGCGCTCACGAATGATGCCTCCATCCCAAACCCACTCTTTTCCTTCCATGATTCCATCTACAAATGCATCTGGAGCAGAAGGATCTGCAACGATATCAGCAGCAGTAGCAAGAGTAAAATCTTCTCCTACCACACTGTATCCTTCGTTAGTTTTATTTAAAGATCCTACACCTCTTGATGAAACACCAAGTTTAACACCCTCACCTAATAAATTAGATGCGATCTTACCCATTGGAGTGCTAAGAATCTTTGCTTTTCCTATGAAATTGTTTCCGTCTTCTCTGAGAGATACAATTTTATGGGATACTCTGTCAAGATTGACAGTCGGGCCATCTGGATGACCCAGTTCTCCAAGAGCTCTACCTTTCTCAACAAAGTTTTCGTTATATCTTCCAACTTCACGAGCAAGGGTTTGCATTGGATACATTCTACCATTACGATTTTTGATTTCACCTTGAAGGAATACACCTTCGATAAACAAGTTCTTCTTACCGTTGCGATTCTCAACAATAACTTCAACCTGTTCGATTTCTTCTGTAATGAGTTTCATTATTGTACTCCTGATATTTGAACTTGTTGTGCAAATAATTGACCAGCTGTTGTATGATCAGTCACTGCTGAAACAGTCAATTGTCTTCTTGCCGCTGCATCAGTTACAACTGCATCACCAGCGAAAAGACCTCGACTATCATGATCAATTGTTAATTTAGCACCAAATTGTGCATATCCAATTGTTCTAGCTTCTTGTACTGAAACAATTTTTGCTGTCGTATTAAATCCAGTTACACCAGTGACACCAGATATTACAACCACATCATTAACTTTGAATGGATTACCCATTCCTTCTGGGAGTGTAATGACTGTTGCAGCTCCTGTTGCTATTCCAACAACTCCAATAGAACTGACTCTACCCAAATTTAAAGTTGCAGACGTATTTGCAGCCACATAATAATCAGATGTAGTTGCAGGCCCAGTTGTACCAATCGCTACATGTTGACCAGCGTTTTTAGCAACTACTCTAAGTGTGTCTGATTGAACTGTGAAAGTTTGTGATGCGCTTGTTTGATTCGTTGCAAAACTAAATCCAGTACCTACAGGTTGATGTGCCATTTACTCTTCCTCTTCGGTTTCTTCTTCATAATCAAGTTCACCGACTGTTTCTGCTTCTGCATCTGCATCTTCTTCGTCTTCAATTTCATAACCCATCATTGCATTGGCAACCGCAGGTTTAAGAGCATCAACTCTCGCACCAGCCTTTTGCATTAATTGATTTTTTATTGAATCACTAATTTCAGATGGAGATTCATCTGCAATCATCAAGTTCATTAATTCATCCATGAGATAAAAATCCTATACCTATGTTTTATTTATATCTCGCCACCTTTGGGAACTCCTGGCGATTCTGGAGCTTCGATACTTGTTTCGTCAATATCTGGTTCAATTTCACTTTTTCCCTTACCTTGACCACTAAGTTCCGATGCTTGTTGTGCTAACATCATCTCCTGCTCAGTAGGTAAAATGATACCAGCTTCTTTCTCTGCTTTAATAAGTTTGTCTTGTTCTGCTAATTCACTATCAGTTTGACGTAAAATCTTACGACGAATATAATCAACAGAATAGTATTTTCCAATATAAGGATCAGCAGTTTGTACAAGTCCTAATCTTTCATTCATCAATTCTGCCTCTTTAAGTTCCGCAAAATGATTATCATATAAGAAATCATATTGAATATGATCACTCATTGTTTCCCATTCTTCGGGAGTTACTACATTTTTAAGAATTAGTTGAGTTTTAAGAATATCATGAAAGAGGTTACTA